CTGCACTGTTTGAGGACTGCGGCTTGGGCAAGACCCCGCAGGAACTGGTTTGGGCTGAAAACGTGGTGCGCCACACCAACGGGCGCGTACTGCTGGTGACCGCGTTGGCCGTGACGATCCAGATGCAGCGCGAGGCCGAAAAGTTCGGCATCAAGGTGACGATCTCCAAGGACGGCACCGCGCATCCCGGCATCACCTGCACGAACTACGAACGGCTGCACCTGTTCAACGCGGCCGATTTCGTCGGCATGGTTGGAGACGAGAGCAGCATCATCAAGAACTTCGCCGGCACCCGACGCGGCGAAGTGACCGACTTCATGCGCAAGATGAAGTATCGGCTGCTGGCTACTGCCACCGCTGCGCCCAACGACTATATCGAGCTTGGCACGTCCTCCGAAGCCCTGGGCTACCTCGGGCACATGGACATGCTCAATCGCTTCTTCAAGAACGATCTGAACAACAGCGCGACCGGGCGCATGCGTGGCGAGGTCATCAAGTGGCGGTTCAAGGGCCACGCCGAAGAACCGTTCTGGCGCTGGGTGTGCAGCTGGGCGCGCGCCATCCGTCGCCCCTCCGACTTGGGGTTTGACGATACGCGCTTCGTGCTGCCCGAACTGATCGAGCGCGAGCACCTTGTAGAGGCGAACAGCCTGTGCGAAGGGATGCTTTTTGCCATGCCCGCCGTCGGACTGAAAGAGCAACGCGATGAGCGCCGCCGCACGGTGCAAGAGCGTTGCGAAAAGGTCGCATCGCTGGTGAACCACACGGGGCAGCCCGCGCTGGTCTGGTGCCATCTGAACGAAGAGGGCGACACGCTGGAGCGGTTGATTCCTGATGCCGTGCAAGTGAGCGGCAAGGACAACGACGACGCGAAAGAGGAACGGTTGCTTGCCTTCTCCGACAACAAGGCCCGCGTCCTCATCACGAAACCGAAGATCGGCGCATGGGGCTTGAACCTGCAGCACTGCGCGCACGTCGTTGACTTCCCATCGAACAGCTACGAGCAGCGCTATCAGGGCATCCGCCGCTGCTGGCGGTTCGGCCAGAAACGGCCTGTCGTGGTTGACACCGTGACAACCGAAGGTGAGCGTGGGGTCGTTAAGAACATGCAGCGCAAAGCCGGCCAGGCCGACGCGATGTTTTCGTCCCTTGTGGCTCACATGAATGCTGCGCTGGCCATTGACCGCGCCAGCGCCTTTACCAAGAAACTGGAGATTCCCGCATGGCTGTGAACGATCAACGCATTACGGACAAGTACGCCATCTACAACGGCGATTGTGTGGAAGGCATGCAGGCCCTGCCGACGGCAAGCATTCACCACAGCATCTACTCGCCCCCGTTCGGAGGCCTGTACCACTATTCAAGCTCCGACCGCGACCTGTCGAACTGCAACAACTACGAGCAGTTCTTCGAGCACTATGCGTTCTGCGTGCGCGAGTTGGCCAGGGTCACGATGCCGGGGCGCATCACTGCCGTGCATTGCATGGACGTGCCCGCCAGCAACAGCGGCACGGACTCGCTGATCGACTTCCCGGGCGACATCATCCGCCTGCACGAGCGAGAAGGCTGGCGTTTCACCGGGCGCCGCATGATCTGGAAAGAACCGCTGGCCGTGCGCCTGCGGACCATGCAGAAGAACCTGGCGCACGCCTCGCTGTGCGAAGACTCCATCGACTGCGGTGTGGCCAGCGGCGACCAGTTGCTGACCTTCCGCCGTGTCGGTACCAACCCGGTGCCGGTGCGTCATCCGGTGGGCCTGTTGGAGTACGCAGGTGAGCGCGTCCCGCCCGCCGATGTGTTGCCCTATCGCGGGTGGACCGGCAAGCAGACCGAAAACAAGTTCTCTCATTGGATCTGGAGGCAGTACGCGGACTGCATGTGGGATGACATTCGCATGCATCGCGTGCTTCCCTACCGCGAGGCGCGCGACAGCGAAGACGAGAAGCACGTCCACCCGCTGCAGCTTGACGTGATCGACCGCTGCGTGACGCTGTTCAGCAACCCCGGCGAAACCGTGCTCACCCCGTTCCTGGGTGTCGGCAGCGAGGTTTACAGCCCTGTGATGCTGGGCCGGCGTGGCATCGGCTGGGAACTGAAGCCGAGCTATTTCCGCCAGGCGGTCAAGAACGTGGAAGCGGCGGCGGCCGGGTACAGGTTCGACAAGCAGAACGAGGAAATGCTGCTGGATCAGGAACCCGCGGAGGCCTGAGCCATGCCCACCTCGGCAGCCATCCGCCCTTACCCACCCGAGCCCAGGGGCTTCGGGCCGTTCCCCGACGAGGAACTGGAAGCGCACATCCGCGACTGCGGACGCCTCATGGAGGCCGCGATGGACCGCTATACCGAATCGAGCGATCTGGCCGACCTTGGGGATGCGCACCGCTGGCGCCTGGCGATGGAGCAGGCGATCAACGGGCGCAGCGCTGAATGGGTACGGCGCGTCGAGACTGAGCGGGGGCTTGTCTAGTGGCCCGTATTCGCACGATCAAGCCCGAGTTCTTCACCAGCGAGGACATTGTGTCGCTTGCCCCGCTTACCCGCCTGCTGTACATCGCACTGTGGTGCGAGGCAGACAAGGAAGGGCGGTTAGCGTGGAAACCGTTCACATTCAAGCTGCGCTACTTTCCAGGCGATCCATGCGACATCGCTGCCATGTGCGACGAGTTGGTCAAGGCAAAGCTGGTCAAGCTGTACGGCGATGGCCTGGCTTGGATTCCTGGCTTTGCCAAGCACCAGCACGTCAACCCCAGGGAATCGGCGAGCGATCTTCCGGCGCCAGATGGCGTGAAGGACTCCGGCCCTCGGAAGGTGGGCAAGACCACGCGTGAAGCTGTGTTCGAGCGGGACGGCTATGCATGCGTTCGATGCGGTTCAACCGATGCCCCGCAGATTGACCACATCCTGCCGCAAAGCTGCGGCGGCCCTCACATCATCGAAAACCTGCGGACGCTGTGCCGGTCTTGCAACGCAGGACGGCCGGTCTCTGGCAAGGCCCTTGATGCTGACCTCCTGCGAGACGGCTACACCGTCAAGAACCTACAGGCCAAGTTTGGAATTGACGCGTCAATTCCTGATTTGCACGCACAGGGAGGAAGGGAAGGGAAGGGAAAGGAAGGAGATATAAGCCCGGAGCCTGAAGGCTCCGAGCCGGTTCTTTCCGGCTTCGCCATCCCCCTTAATGACGGGTCAGAGTGGGCAATCCCCTTGGCGACCGTGGAGGAATGGGAGCATAGCTACCCCGCTGTTGACGTTCCGCAGGAACTCCGGGAAATGCGGGCATGGGCCAATGCCAACCCTGCCAAGCGAAAGACCAGCCGTGGCGTGGCCGCTTTCGCTGTTCGCTGGCTGTCAAAGGCACAGGACACGCCGAGCAGGACCGCGATGAACGGCGCAGGCCGGCGCGATGCGGAGACGTTCGTATGAGCCTGAAAGCCCTTCGCGCTGTCCGCTTGGCTGGGCAACGGCCTGAAAGCGTGATCGTGGTCATTGGCCGCGCCAACATGGACGGAAGCCCTGAGGTTGCGCAAGTGTCGGCTGGTGACGACCTGCGCCCCCTGATCGGCCTGCCTGTCCACGTTATCGACGTTGCGGGCGACACCCGGCAAACGCTGGCGATCATGCGGGAACTGTCCACCCTGAACGTCAAGCCGCTGGGGGTTTGCGGCCCCGCAGGAGCGTGCGGAGTGAGCCCCGAGCATGAACGGTGCATGGAACGATTCCGGGAGGTTCTATGCCTGTCCTGACGGCTGACGACATTGACTTCGCGCTGTACGAGCGTGAAACCGACGCAAAGCGCAAGGTGCGCCCCGCTGCGGAGTGGGTGCAAGAGCTGATTGACCGCATCGGGACGACCGCGAAGGAAAAGCGGGCAGTGATGCCGTGGCGAAAGACGCACAAGCTGATCCAGTTCCGCCCGGGCGAGGTGACGCTATGGGGCGGCGCGAACGGTAACGGCAAGTCGCTGGTGACGGGGCAGATCGCGCTTTCGCTGGTGGCGCAGGACGAGCGGGTGTGTGTTGCGAGCTTTGAAATGAAGCCGGTCAAGACCCTGGAGCGCATGGCGCGGCAGTGGTCTAACTTCAACCCCGGCGACCCTGCGTTTCATGGCATGAGCGAAGCGACCGACCAACTGCGCGACGTTTACGGGCAGTTCCGCGACTGGACGCAAAAAACGCTTTGGCTGTATGACCAGCAAGGCACAGTCACTGCGCATCATGTGTGCGCAGTGGCGAGGTACTGCGCCAAGCAGCTAGGGGTGTCTCACTTCTTCATTGACTCGATCATGAAGTGCGTGGCTGGCGAGGATGACTACAACGG